CAGGGCGTCCTTGCCAAGCAGGCCAAGGCCGCACTCCGGGACGAGGCTGCATACCGGACATGGTGCGCTCGGCGAGGCGCGGCGACCGTCGTTACCGAGGCGGGCATCGCCACCAACTTGACCGCTGTCGCCGCGTACCTCGAAGCGAAGGGACACCAGCCGTGAGCGACGACGACGAACTGACCAAGGCTTGGTACGCACTCCAGGCGAAGCCCGCGCTCAGCGTTAGCGCCAGCCGCGTCGCCGGCCTCAACGACCGAACGGCCGCACTGGCCAACATAGCCAAGGAAATCGAGGTGGTGTCCACCCGCATTGCCCACGACACCGAGCGGCTACGGACGCTCCGCATCGATTACGAGGCCCGGTTGCGCTGGTTTCAGGAGGTGCTGGCCATCGTTACGAAGGAGGCGGCCGGCGTGTGGCGCGAGGAGGCGATTCCCGGCACCGAGCCGACCGAGCGCGAAATCACCAAGCGGCTGGAGCGCATGTCGTGAGCGAGCTTCGCAAGGTCTACTTCGTACTCCGCGCCGACGAGAAGGGCCCACCTTCCGGCCCGACCCTCAACCCCTACCAGGCCCAACAGTGGGCCGAATCCGAACCGGACGAGACGCCCGTGGTCGAAGTTCTCGCGTCGGTCCGGTCCACCCGGGAGCCGGCACCCAACGGCGAAAGGTGGCCACTGCCATGACCGACCTGCACGCGGCACTCCTCGAAGCCATCACCGAGCACGCGGCCAAAGGCTGGAGTGACCGGCTCGCCGACCTTCCGTCGGCCACGTTCGCGTTGGACTTCAGCCCGCCGAAGCCGAGGACGTGGACCGGGCCGTTCGTGTTCCGGCTCCACGGCCGGCCCAAGGCGTTCCGGGCCATGGCCACGTTCGAAACGACCGGCCTGTCCGTGATCGACGAACCCGGGGCGACCATCACGCTCAACCCGAAGGACGCCGCCCGGCTGGGGCGCTACATCCACGCTGAGCGGTACGCCCGACTGCGGCGGATGCACACGATGTACCCGAGGAGGTGGAAGCGGTGAAGCTTCGCGTGGCGCTCCAGCCCATCGGCTGCGCCCACCTGCGCACCGTCGAGATCACTCATTGGGCTGATGATCGCGCGCCGCGCCACCAGTGCGTGGACTGCCCAGCCGAGTGGAGCGGCCGGACACACCGGATACGGAGGTGGGACTGATGGCTGACCTTGCCGACTACCTGCGGGACAAACTGGCCGAGGCAGACCGGCCGGTGGGCGACGAGCCGTGGGTTCCGTCGGACCTCTGGGAGCGAGGCGTCGTGTCAGGCGTTGCGTTCCTGCCGCTGCCGGGCCAGCCGCGTACCAAGCGCCGCGGCCAGACCACGCCACCACCACCCGACTTCGAGGACTGAGCCGTGGTCGACGTAGGACCGATCCCGCCATGGCCCGTCAGCGCCGACGGCGTCGACTGCGACCGGTGCGGGTCACCTGCCGACGCCGAGCGCTTCGACGTCTCCACCTTCGACCAGCCTGGGCTGTGGATCTGGGGCCGTATCACCTGCACCAAGCCCGGCTGCGTCGACGAAGACGGCTCCACGGCCGTCCTGCCGCCCGACGAGCCCGGGAGGATTACCCGCGAGGACCGCCGATGGATTCGCCACCACGAGCGCCTTGCGGAACAACTCGGGCGCGCCAACCGGGCACTCATGGAGGCCATGTGAAGATCAGCATTGATGCCGGTGGCCGATCGGTCGAGATCGAGTGCTCGGACGCGAACGTCACCGTCGACAGCATCGGCGAAAAGGCCCTGCAGCTGTGGCAGGCCACCAACGGCGCCCAGGCCAGCGAAGGGCCGGCGTACGGGTTCACCGCACAGACCCAGCTCCACACCAACCGCAGCACCTACGGTCCGGCGTCGTTCAGGCACGACGATCGCACCACCGAGTACATCGCGGAGATGCACGAGTTCACCGACCGGGCGTACGCCGACCGGCCCGGGCCGCGCGAGCAGGCATACCGGGCTGTCTGGCACCGGCTGTGGGACGGACTCGCCGACCCGAGCGTCTGGCGCACGGTAGAGGCCGCGCTCGACGCGTACGAGGCGGCGGCCGGAAAACCAACCGCGTCGCCACGATGGACACCGCAGGCGGAGGAGATCCTCGGCAAGGCCCGCAAGGACCACGAGGTGACGTACCGCCAACGCAAGGACAACACTGGCTATATATGGCAGTGTCCATGCGGGGAAGGCCGAGACGAGACGACCGACTGGGACACCATGCGGGACGAGGCCATCACCCACGAACGGCGGGCCATCCTCGGGGCGCTGGCCGACGCGGGACTGCTGGTGACGCCGTGAGCGACCTCAGCGCCTTCGGCATTCCGGCCGACCAGCTCCGTCACCATCCCGGCCTACCCGCCAGCCGGCCGAAGCCGTGGGTGGGCGAGCCCATCACGCCCAAGCCGGCCGGCTACCGGCGTCTGGTTGAGGAGTTCGCGACCTACCGCGAAGGCCACGTTCGGGCGCTCTACGAGGTGGTCGAACTTCACCAGCCCGCGCCATGGTCGGTCGCCACCGACGGCACCGTCCGAGGCTGGATCTGCGAGGGCTGCGACTCCGACGGCTACGACGCCGAATGGCCGTCGTGGCCGTGCCGGACCAGCACGGTAGTTGCCGAGGTGCTTGGCGTGAGCTTGGAGGAGACGTGACCGACTCCATCCTGTGCGTCACGTGCCCGGTCTACCGGCCACGCAACCAGCCCAACCAGCCCAAGACCCCGCAGGTGTGCGACGTGTGCCGCACCCGCCTCGCCACCGACCTCGCCACCATCCCCGACGCCTACGCCGCCATCGACGCCCAACCAGCCCGAGGCATCTCCGAGATCCTCACCCGCGTCTTCGAATCCAAACCGCCGCTCAACATCGCCGCCCTGTCCCTGCTCGGCCCCGGCACCGACACCCCGCTGGCCACACTCGACTTCTGGGTGCAGGACTGGGCCGGCTACCTCGAACAGGCCGTGCCCGTCGCGGCCGTCTCCAGCCACGCCCGGTGGCTCGCGGCCCGCCTGCCGTGGGCCTGCGACCAACACCCGGCCATCGACGACTTCGCCACCGACGTGCACGACCTCACCGGCCAACTGCGCGCCTTCGAGTCCAAGGACCGCGGCGAGTACGTCGGCCGCTGCCCACGCCTCGTCGGGGTTGCCCGCTGCAACACGGCCCTGTACGTGGACCCGTACGTGGACGAGATCCAATGCCGGCGGTGCAAGCAACGGTGGAAGCGTCGCGGCGGAGAATGGATGCACCTGCGAGCCCAACAGCTGTCAGCGGAGGTGGAGAGCGCGTGAGTGAAGACCTGACCACATGGCTACGGGCCCAGCTCGAGGATGATGAGCGGGTGGCCCGTGCTGCCGCCGAGCGCTGCGGATGCCACGGTGGTGTGCCGGACTGGGACTTCGCCGATGACGGCGAGGACGGCAGAATCGTGGTGCGCGACGACCCTCATCCCAACGTCTCGCGACGACTGAGCAAACGCTGGAACAGGTCGTATGACGACCTGTTTGCTGCCCGGCACATCGCCCGCCACGACCCGGCGCGCGTATTAGCCGAGGTCGAGGCCAAGCGGCGGATCCTCGACTGGCTCGACAAGTCCGAGGACTGGATGTTCGACAAGTCGTACGGCGGTCAGCCCGACTGCGACGCGGTGCGGGCGTTGCTGGCCCTGCCCTACGCCACCCGGCCCGGCTACCGCGACGAGTGGCGCCCGTGAAGACCCTCGCCAGCAACCCCGCCGTCCGGCTACTTTGCCTCCGGCTCAACGCCGTCACCACCGCCCAGGCGGCCCACTACGCCGGCGTGCACCCCGGCTACTTCGCCGCCTGGGCCCGAGCCCACAACCTCGAACCACTTCACCGCCGCGTCCGGGTCGGACGGTCGTTCGTCACGTTCTGGTCCATCGAGAGCATCACCAAGGCCGGCACAGGCACGGCGACTTGACAGGACCAAGGTCAACCGCATTGAATACTTACGGTCAATCACCCTGCCCAAGCCACACCTCCCGGCACGGGCCGTAGCCCGAGGATCCCCACGGACCTCGGGCAACTTGCTGTCTGGGGGTAGGTATGGACGACCTCCGCGGACTCACCTACAAGACCACCGTCGCCGCCAACCGCATCCGCACCCTCGTCGGCCAGCTGACCACCGTCCGCGCCGCCATCCGCACCCTCAACGCCCGCACCCAACGCGTCACCCTCGACACCGGCAGCCTCGGCAACGGCCCACCCACCGACATGCCCATCGAATGGCCCACCCCCTGGCCCGACGCCACCTACACCGTCATCTTCGGCATCGCCGGCGACAGCAACACCGCAGGCAACCTCCACGCCACTCTCAAGGCCGGCACCAAGACCACCACCGGCTGCACCGTCACCGTCAAAGCCACCGGCAACGCCGACACCACCAGCATCGAAGTCATCGGACTACGGCCGTAGGCGGAGGTGCCCGTGGCACTCAAGCCATGCCTTACCTGCGGAACCCTGGCGCAGGGACCACGGTGTGATAACTGCCGACGGATGGTGGGTCGTGCCATCCAGATACGCAAGCGCGATCAGCGCCCCCGCGTGAGTGCGGAGGACGAGCGGCGACGTCGAGTCGTAGATACGTGGCGCACTACGTACGGTGACCTCTGCCCGGGCTGGGGCGTTGACGCACACCGCTCCGCTGACCTGACCGCAGACCACGTGGTCCCTGTTGCCGCAGGAGGCAGTGAGCAGGGAGACCTGACTGTGCTGTGTCGTGCCTGCAACGCACGTAAGCGTGCATCAGTGCAGGTCAAGGCGCGTGCGTAACGCAGGGTAGCCCCCCCGGGGTCAATCTCCAGTGGCGTGACCGGCCCGGACCCAAGTACCTCCTCCTCTGGCCGCGTGGTACCAAGGCGCGCCGTTTTTCGTGACGCTGCGTTACTGACTCTCCAATGTAGACACCCGGCGCCTAGCTAGCGCGGGGAAGAAAGCCCCGAGACCCAGCTCGGGGCTTTCGCCTTTTCTGGGAGTGCCCTCCGATGCCGAGACGACCTGACGTACCCTGCGCCAACTGTGACCGCCTCATGTGGCGAGGAGGACGGGGCAACCCCACTCCAGGCGTATCGCTCTGCACTGCCTGCCGGAAAGGGCGGGCCAGTCGGCGGACTGATGCGCGATTACCTGGAGCATGTGCTGGCTGCGGCGAACCCTTTCCAGCTCGCCCGGGTCAGCAGTTCTGCGGGCTGAAGTGTTTTGGCCAGACCAAACGTCGAAACTCAACCAGAACACGCCGGTGCGAGGTCTGCGCTGGCGAGTATCGGTGGACCTACGCGGAGCAGCGAACCTGTGGGCGCGCTTGCGGAGTTGAGCTTCGAAGGCGGCGGCTCGTCGACTGCATCTGTGTCGCCTGTGGGTCCGCGTTCCAGGCGGCCCCGACCGGTGCTCTTCCTGTCCGCTGTCGGGCATGCCGCTCGGTCGGGGTCGCATCGACCAGCAAGGCGTGCCCGATCTGCGCTGTTGCCTTCACGGGTGCGTCGGCGCGGGTCTACTGCTCGCCGGCGTGCTCCAAGGCCGCCGGCATCGAGCGGTCTCGCCGGGCCTACGTCCACAGGGCTGGCCTGGTCATCGACCGGACTTGCGGTCGCTGCCGGGCCGGGTTCCAGTGGGAGATCAAGGCCAAAGGTGGCCTCCCTCGGCTTTGTCACCCTTGCCGGACTGAGAGCGACCGTGAGCAGCGACGAATTCACCGCCGCAGGCGCGACATGGCCAAGCGCAAGGTCGCGCACGAGCCCTACACGCTGGCCGAGATTGCCGACCGCGACCGAAACATGTGCGGCATCTGCCGGAAGCGGGTGGCCATGAAGCAGGTCGTTCCGCACCCGAAGGCGCCCACGATCGACCACGTCCTCCCGCTGTCCGCGGGCGGCGACGACACTCGGGCAAACGTGCGGTTGGCCCACTTCGAGTGCAACTGGCGACGCGGCGCGGGCGGCACCGTTCAACTAGCACTGGTGGGCTGATGCCGCGCACGAAGAAGCCGGCTGGCGCCGCTGTTGACCCGCGCAACGGTCGTCGAGCAGATCTCACGGTGGTCGCGGGTGCCCGGTTCGACCCACCTCCGGGCATGTGTGACGAGGCCCTCGTCGCCTGGGATGCCTACTGGTCGGACTCGGTCGCGTCGGTGCTGACCCCGGTGGACCGGGCGGTGCTCACTCGGTGGATTCGGGAGATGGATCGGTACCTGCGCCTGTCGGCCGAGGCCGATCAGCAGCCGTCAGTGCGGGGGTCTCAGGGTCAGCCGGTGGAGAACCCGCTTTACGCGACGGCGTACAAGGCGTTGGCGGTGGTTCAGGCGTGCGAAAAGCAGATGGGCATGGGCGCCTTGAACCGGTCCGCGTTGGGGCTCGCGGTCATCACACAGCAGAAGTCGCTGGCGGAGATGAACGCCCGTTACGTCGGGGGTGGCGATGGCGACAGCAGTCGTCCAGCGGTCGCGGCGGTCGACCCGCGCGTCATCGACGCATAGTTGCACGGCGTGCGGCTGGCGCCCTCCCGCCGGGGAGTTGTGGCCGACCGAGGGCGCGCTGGCGGTGCAGTGGATCGAGGACAACTGCATCTGTGGTGAGGGTGACTGGTACGGGCGGCCAATCCAACTTCGGGTGGACCAGCAGCGGTTCCTGTACCGGTGGTATGAGTACTGCCCGAAGTGCGACCAGTGGCGCTATGACGAGGCACTGCGCGGCGAGGCGACGGGCGGGGGGAAAACCCAGTTCATTGCCGCGGTGACGCTGCTTGAGTTCGCTGGCCCGCCGCAGATCGCGCCGGCGAGCCCGAACATTCCGGTGGGGGCGGCGAGCTTCGAGCAGGCGAACCTGTTGTTCTCGGCGGTGGCAGTGATGTGCGGCGGCCGGGACCAGCAGGTGAAGGAATCGCCGCTGTGCGGCTTCTTCGAGGTCTACGACACGGAGATCAAGTTCGCGGACGGCCGGCCGGGCCGGATGTACCGGATTGCCGCGGTGGCGGGAACGAACGAGGGCGGTCTGCCGACGTTGTTCGTGCGCGATGAACTCCACGAGTGGGGCGAGGCTGGCGGTTCGAAAGCTCGTGTCGCCACGGTCGTCGGGAAATCGACCCGCAAGCGCCGCACCCGGCGGGGATGTGGCCGAATCATCTCGTTGTCGACGGCCGGCTTCGACCGGGACCATTCGCTGCTTGGCGACATGTGCAAGCTGGGCGAGAAGACCCTGACCGACCCGTCAGCTTCGCCGCGGTTCCTGTATGACTGGCGCCAGGCCCCCGACGGCCTGGACTACAAGATCACCGCGAACCGGGAGAAGGCCGTCCTGGCCGCATCGGGCGCCGCCGGGGTGCTGTGGAACGTGGCGGACCGGGTGGCCGACTGGGGCAAGCCGTCGTTCCCGCCCCATGAGTGGATTCGCTACTACGCCAACCGTTGGGTGGACGTGGCCGAGGAGTCTTGGCTGCAGGATCACCCGTCGGCGTGGCTGGAGTGCGAAGGGTCTTGGGCGAGCAATCCCGTGAACCCGTTCGTGGTGTCGGTGGACATGGCCCTCAAGCATGACTCGGTGGCCGTGCTGCGGATTGAGCGCCTGCCTGACGACCGCTTCGCGGTCTCGTCGCGCATCTGGCAGCCGGTGTCTGGCCCGATTGACCACCTGGACGTGTTCACCCACGTGAGGGATCTCGCCCGCGGCGCGAACTTTCGCGGCGTGGTGTATGATCCGAGGTTCTTCGAGCTGCCCGGACGGATCCTTGAGGACGCCGGGATTCTGGTTATCCAGTTTGACCAGTCGCCGCAGCGAATGGCGCCAGCGTGCGGACTCGGCTTCGAACTCATCGTGAACCACCGGTTCGTGCACGACGGCGATCCCGAACTGTCGGCACACATCCGGGCAGCGGTGAAGCGGCAGCAGGACCGCGGGTTCACGCTATCGAAGGGCAAGAGCAAACGGCACATCGACGCTGCGGTGGCCCTGTGCATGGGGGCCTGGGTCTTGCACGAGGTTCAGCCTCCTCCGCCCGCGACCGCTGCGTCTGTTCCCGAGCAGCGCGCGAATGGCTTCTTCCGCCCGTCCGGTCGGCTCAAGATCTAGGAGGCACGGTGGCTGGCAAGAAGGTGTCGTTTACGATTCCGCACTGGACGGCGAACCTGCTGCCCAACCTGCTCGGCCTGGCTGGCCTGGTGGGGATGTGCGTGATGCTGGCGTTCCTCGCGGACTGGCGTTGGGGCGGGATGCTCGGGTCGGTGTTCGCGGTGGGCCTGGCGGTGTGGATCCAGTGGTCGGCGGCTCCGGAGTCGGTCGAGGTGGCGCCGGACAACGTGGCCCCGCTGAAGAAGGCGTCGTGACCACCCCGGCACCGATGGCGGAGCCGACTCGCCGCAGGGTCGGGCTCGTGCAGCAGGAGTGGCTTCGGCAGTTGGTCGAAGCGGTGCTCGCGGTGCTGCCGAAGCGGCCGGACTGAGTCGTGGGTCGTCTCGCGCAGGCCGGGTTCCGCGCGGTCGACCTGCTGCTGCTCGGCCGGACCCTGGAGCGGGCGCCGTACCCGGGGCAGCGTTTCCGCCACGGCTGGATCCCGGTCGGTGTCGTCTCTGCTGCTGGCGCCCACGGACGCTCGGCCGAGCAGGACCGCCGCATCCGCGAGTTGGAGCAGCACATCGAGAAGCTGCGCCGCGACGGCCCGCCATGGTATGAGCGTTCGCCGCAACGCAGGGCCGAAACGGAGCTTCAGGCCCGCACCAACCGGGTGCAGGTGGGCGACCTCATCCCGTACTACCCGGACAAGCTCGGCTACGAGAGCCTGCCGAGTGGCCACTGGCGCCACCCGAGGACCGGCCGGCTGGTGGGCGAGACCGGCTACCCGATGGGCTGGATGGATGACCTGCCGGCGGCCGAGGAGTACCTGCAGCTGCTGAAGGACCCCGACTACTGGCGGGAGCACGGCGACGACGCGGCCGCCGAGATCGGCGCGTTGAAGCGCCGGGCCCGCGACATTCGGATGCGCCGCTCGCGGGAGGCGTACCGGTACCGGCACGGCTGGATTCCCGTCACCCCGCTGGCTCTGCTGCCGGCCGATGCGGTGGATGACGAGTACGGCCCCGAGCTCGACTCGGTTTCGGTCGGCGAGGACTGCCGGATTGTGGCCCGCGAGCGCGGCATCACGGTCGAGTCGGACCGTGGTGACGATGTGGCGATCCATGCTGTTCCGTCATCGGATGATGCCGAGCGGTGGGCGGACGCGATCGAGGGCCGGGAGGCGTTTTCGCGCCGGTCGTTCGCGGTGGAGCCGGCCGCCGGTGGGGTGTCGGTGCGGTTCGGAGACTACGAGACGGACCTGGACGACGCCGAGGCCGCCGACGTGGCGCAGGGTCTGCGGGACATGGCGTATGAGGTGGATGACCAGGACCGGCTGGTGGAGCCGGATGCAATTAGAGAGCGTGCTCCCTACCCCGGGCAGAAGTTCAGGCATGGGTGGATTCCAGTTGTAGGTAGGGTCGTCGACAGCGGCGAGCTCACGGAGCTCTTGCGCGCTGATGTGCCGCCGGGTGGATGGGCGGGGCAGAACTCCCGCGCGTCCGAGCTTGCAGGTGACCGGATCGCCCCTGCCTGGAGCGTCACGCCGACTGATCTCGAAGCCCTGGCGCGCGAAGACAGGGCTTGGGACTACATCAAGGACATGGACTTTGACGAGCAGAAGCGCGTCATGGCCAGGCGGGCTTTTCATGGCTGGACAGGAAGCAGTGGCGGACCCATTCCGACGGCTGGCATTGTGGCACTGCTTGACCGGTCGGGTGTGAAGTATGAATTGACCGAAGGCAACAAGCAAACCGTAGCCTGGCTCGCTGACCACCCGGCAGAGAGGCGCGCAATCGAGTCGCTGGCGGAAGCCGTCTATGACATTACGCAGGAATGGTTTCGAGAAAGAGGGGTTTCCGCGGTCGAGGCTCACCGAGCAACGATGAGTGCCGAACGCGACGCTACGCGACCATTCACCTCTTGGGCATCGAGCCGCGGCGGCACCGGGCTCGTAAGCGAAGGCCGGACTCACCGTAACGAAACGATCCCCGTTGAGCGGATCCTGTCCATTGCAACAACGGGGTATGGGTCAGCGGCGGAGGACGAGTTGGTAGTCCTTCCGACTAGCTTCCGACTGGACGCTCCCGCTAGGCGACATGTGGTCGAGCCACCCGGTGACGAGACACCGATTCCGGACCGGGCTCGGGAGCGTTTCGATCCATCGCAACCGCGAGACGACCACGGAAGGTGGTCTCGCGTTTCA